GTACTCATATAACCCTCCAAGTGTTTATTTTACTACAGTAATACTTAACTATACATAAGTTAGTTAAATAGCAAAGAAAGGAGCGAAGCATTATCTACCACAATTAGTACTTTTAACACTACATTAATTAATACTTTTAACACTACATTAATTAGTACTACAGTACTACCAGAATTAATACTACTATTTTAGTGTTATACTATAATGTTATACATTATTACTACTATTTCGATATACTTCGATTGATTTCGATATTAGTTAATATAATTCTAAGTATCGACCGAATTCGGGCGAAATGTATGCGTGACATACAGGTAGGTGAGTAGGTATTAGGACATTTATATGCTATAGGTATAATTTTCATTAGTATTTAGATATATAGTACTTAATCATTGAGTAGTATTTCATTTCTCTATAACAGTTGTGTAATAGATTGTTGGTAGAGATTTGAACTACCCCCCCCGGGGGTACCCCCCCTACCCACTGGTAGGATAACCTTAACATAGGAGTAAGGAGTATGAGCCAGTTTGAAGTAGTGGTATCGGCAGAGGTAGTACTGTTTATCGTGCTTGTAATAGCACTAATCGTAAATCTAAACAAGGAGGTAGTATGATTACAGTAGCAGCAGTACTTATAGTAGTAGTATCAATAGCAGCAATAGTAATATCACACTTCTGGGCAAAAGCCTGGAATAACTGGAAGAAATGGTAACTAACAAAAGGAGGTAGTAATGAGTAAGAAAACAGCACAAGAAGTATTTAAGGAATGTGAGGAAGCTATCTTGAGAAAAGAGGTTATTGACTTTCTTGTTGAGAAGGAAATATCCAGGATTGCTGAAGAGGAGTTTCAGAAGAACTTGAAATCTGGGAAAAGTTTTTCTCTTCCTAATCCAGACCCAGATGGTACTCTAAAAGCAAAACTTCGTCAAGACTTTTTCACCAAGCTGATTGAAGCTTTCAAATCAGTTAAACACAATAACATTACTTATGGTAAATGGAGTGGTTACAATGAATAAATACTCATCTGACGCAGTTATGATACTACGAGTACTGAAGAGTAAGTTCTACAATGATATTAACAACATTAAAATTAGGATTGAGGTACCTGGTATCTGGACACCAGAAATGAGCCTTGAGGAAGCTATCGCCTATTGTAAATCTAATGAATGTGATAAAATCCATATGATGTACAAGGTAGAAGGCTTTGGCACTCTCAATAAAGTTTTTGATTGTGTTAATCCCGAAGTACTCATTGATATAGACAGGTTGAAAGAAACACTAAATCATGTAATGAATGTTTACTACGGAGGTAGATGATGCCAACAACAGTAATACCAGGAATGATTGATAACATAATCGATAAATTGAAAGACTTACAGAAGTCCGAGTTCTGTATTGAGGACACAGTACTCGTATATGACAGTTTGGATAAGATTACTAACACTATTAATGAACTTACCGTAAGAGATATTAGCGGTAAAGGTAAGTTCTAACACCATTAGCATGAAAGGGGGTGATACATTTGGCTATCTGACTTGGATTATGACCAAGCATTATTATTAATAGTTATGCTACTATCCTACCCATGGTAGTAGCAGAAGAAATACGGGTGTTTCGCCACCCAGTCTTTTTATTGTTCTCGGGTAACTGTCAGGGGGGATTTTTTCTTCCCCTGACCGACTTCATTTGAATGTTCTCGGAGTATTGAGCCAGGGGTCCGGGAGTGCTAGAGAGGGAGTTGCTACTTTGAAGATTATCGTAGCACTCCCTATACATAAATAAAAAACACGGTGAGGAGAGGGAACAACGCTTTCCTCACCGTTCTCTTTTTAGTTTTTTTTATGTATAGGGGGCTTCGAAGGGCTTGGACGGGACTTGCTTTTCATACCTACGATATTTATAGTTATTAGTATTGATTAAGTAGTATTGTTGTTCTCAATCACAGATAATGGATAAGCACTATTGAGTGTTAGAGTACTACTTAAGATAGATACTGTTTTGGGCGCCCCCCGGTAGTGCTACCGAAATAACTCTTCTTCGAATTCGATAGAAATAGATAGAATTAGTAATAATAGTATATCTACTTCGTAGTAGTACTTAATTCAATAGTATTACACGCTTATCGCGTCTTTTTTTGTTTTTTAATAGTTTAGT